AGTTGAGCATGTTTTGATTTATCAGATGCCAGAGCCCTTGCAAGTTGTTTGCCCCACACATTGAAACTGGTGTCATAGTCATCAATGTTGTAGGTGAATTCATGCTCCATGACGGTGACGGTGACATCCACTCGCACATTCAACCAGATACTGTGAACCTGTGGGATCAGATGCTGTTGCCAATCATAGGCTGTGGGCTGAATACAAACAAGCCCAGGATGCTTGCGTTGGATGGCATCCCAGGCTTGATATATCAGTGAGTGTGGTTGATAGGGCATGGCTGTTTTGAGCCACCAACCTGGGCCAGGGTGGTCACCCTTTTGATAGTGGGTGACTTCTGGAGGCACGCTGTTTTCCAACAAAGGCCAAATGCCGTCAAAATCCATCAACTATTTACGCAAACAGCCTTGATAGCCTTTGCTGATGCAGGCACTGTAATCTGACACATGCTGTTCAATTCTCACCAAGCCCCAACTGTTGGCAAACTTGATGAGGTTCACGCCCACTTGAGTATGCAAGGGCATGTTCACAGCTTCCTGGATGGTTTGATCAAACAATTGCCTGAGTTCTTCTGGCTGAGCATGCAGGTCAATCAAGCTCTTGTTGCGCAGATAGGCATCTCTCACTCGGATTTCATGACCCATGTGATCAGTCCATTTGCTGAGCATGAGATTGTTCCAGGCAAATCCCTGATCATGACGATTTTCAAAAGCTTCCTGCAACTTCTTCTTGCGCACACCAGGATAGGCACTCATGACATTGTCACTGTCATCCCCACGCATGCACTTTTCAAACAGTAGCCACTCAGGGTTGGGAACACCCAACAGCTCACCTTTTTTGTTCACACCAGCATTGCCGTCTTTGTCCCAAACGCCAGTGCTGGTGTAGAGCAACCCAGCAATGCCATTGTAGATTCTCACGTTGGGGGCCAATAGCTGCAAAAAGTCGCTGTCTGTGCTGATGATCACATGATCATCCTCGGGATGCAGTGCAATAAACCTGGCAATCATGTCATCAGCTTCAGCTTGTGGATTGCGCAACACTGTGGCATTGGTTTTGTCACGTAGGAATGTGATGAGATCATTCAGAGCATCAAAAAACAAAGTATCATCTTCCACTTCCTGTGGAGTTCTGGCTGCGGCTGTTTCTCGGCGATTGGCTTTGTAGGGCTGATAGAAGTCCTTGCGCCAACTGCGTCCTTCCAATGCAAACACTGTGTGAGTTGCATCAAACTGTTTCCAAACCTGCTTGATGCTGTTGAACAGGATGTGAATGGCCATACCAATAGTGGCGTTCATATCTGGTGCACGCATGCCATATCTTACACGAAAACCTAAATTGTATGTATCAACAATTACAAAAGTATGTGTCATTTGATGTATTCTTTCGCTATTGTGTTAAAGCTAACACACATGATTGGTTGCGTCAACTGTATTCAGTATTTTCTAGGCGGGGAATTACAATCATGTGTCCAACAAAAAAGATTGACAAATGGTGCGCACAATTTCCTTGGTCCAACCAGTCCTTCACAAATAGTTAGTACATGCTCCGCTGTGGCAAAGTTGGTAAAGGTGGAGGCCTGGCTAGACACCATCACGATAACTGCAAATATAAGAAATTATGAATATTCAGTCTTGGATTTCTTATTTCTTTTTTTAGTTGGAACTGGTGGAGTAGTAACAATCTTGGTGTCATCTATGAATCCTTCTTGGGCCACACTCCTGCACACGTCATTCAGCCATTTTTCCACAACTTCTTCTGATGTAGTGCCAGTGTAACGATTGTCACGCAGGAACAACACAAAATGTTCGTTGTAATCCAATTCAAAATAACTGCGGCTGGGATCGTTGGGGTCCCAGCGAATGTCAGGCATGTTCACATATGGTTCCCCACGCAAATCTGCTACATTTTTGTCATAATTGGCTTGACTGATGCGATGATGCTCTAGATCAATCTTCAGTTTGCGTAGTTCCAAATCGGTGCCTGACAGTTGCAATTCTGCACATTTGACAGCATAGTCATAAGCGTCGATCTTGGCAAACTTATGATCAATCTCCAGCTTGCGTAATGACAGTGCCTGGACATCATCACATTCAATTTCCACCAATCTGATTGCCAGATCATATCCTGATAGATAATATTCTGCTTCAGCAATCTGTCTTGTTTTGCCTTTGAGTCCCCAGTGGCCTGGCATCCAGCCAAAGGGAACAAGTGGTTTGTTCATTTGTAATATTCCTTGAATTTGTTGGGAAGTATAGCTAGTGGGTTCTCTAAATCAAACATGTAGTCTGGTGCTGACAGTGGCACCACATACCTAACTCCCTCTCCTATATACTTATAGTGATCTTGCATGTTGCATTCCAACAAATGTTGGCCCAAAAGGCGTAAATCTCCAGGATTGCTAGTGATGCTGATGGTAAAGCAGCCTCTGTTGGCTGCTACCAATTGACCATCCCATGTATACCAATCAAATCTTATGGGGATGCTCATCTGCAATTGTAATTTACAAAGATCTTATTGTCAAGGAATAAATAAGTGTGGTTCACGGGACTGCAATCCCCAACCACTCTAAACGCTATTCAGGAGCATTCAGCAATGTATTTACAAAACAAGTATACCTTGTGGTATAATCAAATCATTTTTGCAGCACAAACTCGGGAAACTCTTCTTTGTGATTATATTGAGAGTCATCACATTATTCCAAAAAGTCTCGGTGGTACAAATGATCCAGATAATTTGGTTCAACTAACTTCTAGGGAACATTTTGTTTGTCATTTATTATTGACCAAAATGGTCACTGGAAAAGCCAAAAGATCAATGTCATATGCGCTGTGGGGCATGGTCAATCAAAAAAATAAATGGCAAGCCAGACATCAGATTAAAAGCAGTAAACTTTACGAATATGCTAAAACACTTGCCAACCAAAGCTTGTCTACAGAACGCAAGGGCAAGACTCTTGAGGAGAGGTTCGGCGAGGAGAAAGCTTCAGAAATTCGTCTACGCTTCGCACAGCGTAAACCCCGTTCCTCGCCGAATGATGAAGAAAGGTCCAAGATTGCAAAGTCTGTATCGGAATCATGGAAACGTCAGGTTAAGCCTCGTGGCTTTCTAATAAAGCATAGTTGCCCTGTTTGTGGTAGGACTCTTGACCAGGGCAACTATGTTAAATCTGGACATGGTCCAAATTGTAAACGGTCAAGCAAGTGATCCAAAAAGATGTAGTTGCATATTGAATATGAGTCCGTGTCTTGCACAATATGCTGCCACATGTTCATGATTAGCTTGGGCAGAGGTCATATTGATTAAGCCCTCTGTCCAAAAGCTAATTTTTTCATCAACGGTGCTACGCTCTTCCATAGAGATTTGGTTCTTCTCAGCCCGCAACTGTTTGCTCTTTTGTGGCAGTGTGTTGTAAATGTTCATGGGACTTACAAACACTGGTTTGCCAGTATTAGCTCGCCATTCCAGTGCCCATTCTGGCACAGTATTGTAGGGACTGTTCTCATCAGAACTCATAACAAATTTGAGACAGTCAGCTCTGGCCAACATTTCGGGACGTGGTGCCAAGTATTTGACGGCTTGGCCGTTCTTCTCACTGCACTTGGGACTTACCACAAGAGTTGTTTCTGGTGGAATGGTTTGAACAATGGTGCCATTGCTCTCAATTTGCGTCTTGGCAAAGCGAGTGTTCATGCGCTCCAAAAATGGCACCAGATTCTTTTGCAGCATGGGTTCACCACCAGTTACCACCAGCACCATCTCACGCTTTTTGAGTGCTTGCTGTGGTTTTTGCTCTTGACCTGGAACACCCACACCACCCCATAGATCCTGTGCCCATATAGGGACATTGCCCTTGAAATAATCATCAATTGTTTGATCAATACGAGCTTCCAACTCTGGAATGGTCATCCAATCACCATCATCAAAGAAAGTATCACAGAAGCTGCAATTGAGATTGCATTTGGCCAGCCTCACAAACAGTGCTGGCTCACCACGATAGGGACCCTCGCCCTGCAATGTCATACCGAATATACTCGTAACAAACAGCTTGTCACCAGCCTTGTCAAAATATTTTTGACCTACGATTTCATTTTGTCCGAACATGTTTTTATTCCTGATTTTTGATAATTATACAAGTGAGTTGAAGGCAATTCAACTGTTTTCCATGAGCAAACGCTGTTTGAATTTGCGCATGTCCTGATCATCGTAGAACATGAATGTTGCTTGGTTGCCTGAGATTTTGGAGCAAGAGAACAGGGTTGTGCAATTTTGCATGCACCAGATAAACAAATCATCATATGTGCTTTCAGTTCTCTGGCTGAAAGGTATATGTTCCTGTTCAAACTCCACATT